CGCAGCCGGCACGAGTTCGAGCACGCCCTGACGCTTGACGATATGGTGGTCAAAACAGAGGGGCCGGATCCCGTGATGGCGAGGCTCGATGAGCTGGAGAAGAAGATCGACGAGCTGAAAAACGGCGTGACGCTCAAGATGGACGTCCGGCCGGTCCACCCGGCGCCGTACAGGACAGCCGAGGACGTGATCCGGTTCCGCCCGGAGGATCTGGTCGCCGAGCCGGATCCCGCCGCGGCGTTTATCAAGCAGTTCGCCGAGGCTGACGAGGGTGGCACCTCATCCGACGCTGCGCGTCACCTTCCCCTCGAGGGGAAGGACGAGGAGGAGCCGACGCCGGTGATGCGCGGGCGGGAGACGATCAAGCTGCAGGAGCGCGCAAAGAGCGAGAGCCGCAGCGAGGCCGTCAAACGGCAAAAGGCCGAGGAACGCGCGTTCAAGATGCGCGTGGCCGACCGTCTCAGGGATGACAGGGCGAACGGGGTCAAGATCGGGGATATCGTGACCGCGTCCTGCGGCAAGGTCCCGGACGGCGCCGTGATGACGATTCTCGAGGGAAGATTCCGACCGATCGCAGACTATCGCGCGCTGGACGCTGCACTTGACCAGCTCGCGAAGGATAACACCTCAACCGTCACGGCGGAGCCGTGACATCTTCCCCTCAAGGGGAAGGCCAGACAAAGAAAGGAGCTACACGAGAACATGCCGGAAATGATGAAGATAGGACTTGTCGGCCTGGCGCCGCGGCGCAAGCGCGTCGGCTATACGCAGGCGGCCTTTGCGGAGGCGCTGGGCGTGGATCGGACGAGGCTGACAAACTGGGAGACGGGGCTGGCCTGGCCGAGCGCGGCCTGGCTGCCGAAGATGGCCGATCTGCTGTGCTGCACGATCGACGAGCTCTACCGGGAGCCAGATCCCATTGTAGAGGAAACCCAGGAGGCCGTCCATGCAGAGTGACTACCGGAATATCTACCAGGACGCGAGACGGACTGCCGGTTTGACCCAGGAACGCTGGGCCGAGCTGCTGGGGATCTCCGTCGACGCGGTGAGACAGTATGAGACCGACCGGATCCTGCCGAGCGACGAGGTCGTGCTGCGCATGGCCGAGGCCGCCGGGCAGCAGATCATCTGCTATTGGCACCTGATCCACAAGAGCCGGGTGGCGGCGCAGCTGCTGCCGGAGCTCGACCGGAAGCGGCTGCCGGAAGCGGTGCTGTCACTGCTGGTGGCGGTGCAGCACTTCCAGGACGACGGGATGCGCGAGCTGACGCGGATCGCGGCGGACGGGAAGATCTCGCCGGAGGAGCAGGCGGAATACATGACGGCGATGGAGCAGCTGCAGAGCGTGGTCCGCGAGGCGCTGCACCTGCAGTTTGCGGAGGAGGAGTGAGAAGATGGCATGGATCACAAGACAGGAAACCGCCGATAGGCTGGGGATCTGCGTCAAAACGCTCGACGGGCTGATCCGGCGCGGGCAGCTGCCGGCGTCGAAGATCGGGCCGCGGATCGTGCGGATTGACGAGCGAGATCTCGAAGCCTATGTCGCCGGCCGCCTGGTGGCGCCGATGAAAAAAGCGGCCGAACCTCCGAAGAGGCCCTGCCGCTATGTGCCGGGAATGAGGGTGGTGTGAAGATGACAGTTTACATCGCCGGGCCGATCACAGGCGACCCCGTGTATCATCTGAAATTTTCCGCCGTGTTTCACCGGATCATGAAGAACTACCCGGACGCGATCGTCCTGAACCCGGCGACGCTGCCGGAGGGCATGGACCGGGCGGATTACATGGCGATGTGCCTGCCGATGCTGATGCGCGCAGACTTCGCGGTGCTGCTGCCCGGCTGGCGGAAGAGCGGCGGCGCTCAGATCGAAAAGGCGCTGGCCGACTATCTGCGGATCCGGACCGTCGAGATCAGCCCGGAGCAGCTGCGGGAAGCTATGGAGGATCTCAGGAAATGAACAGAAATAAAAACGCCCGGGCGCCGCTGCATGGCGCTCGGGCTGTGACAGCAAAGCTATCACGAGAACAAGGACAGTATATCAGTTTTTTAAGGCGCTGTCAAGGACGGGCCGCGGAGGGCGTCGGCCCCTGCAGAGGGAGGTGAGCGCGACGAACAGCGAAAAAGAACGCCCGGCTTACTGGGCGATCCTGCCGGCTCCGGTGCGCTATGACGCGACGCTGCCGGCAAGCGCGAAGCTGATCTACGCCGAGATCTCGGCGCTTGCGGGGAAGGTCGGCTATTGCTTCGCAAGCAACGAATACCTCATGGATCTGTTCGACGTCAGCGAGCGGACGCTGCAGCGCCACCTGAAGGCGCTGGAGCAGCGGGGATGGATCAAGATCCTGGACGGAGAAGGCGGCGCCGGAAGGCGCAAGATCTACGCCGGGATCAATCCTCTCGCGAACCCCGACAAAAATGACGGGGTAACCCCGACAATTTTGTCGCCGAACCCCGACAAAAATGTCGCCCATAATAATAAGAGTAACAAGATAGAAGAACAAGATCCCCCTATAGTCCCCCAGAGGGGGACGCGGCGCGGAGATCTTCCGGATTATGAGCCGGAGCTTTTCGAGTCGTTCTGGAGATCCTTCCCGCCCATGAAGGGAGGACGCAAACCCGCAAAGGCGAGAGCACGCGCAGCCTGGAACAAGATCAGGCCGGATCGCAGCACCGTCGAACAGATGGCCACCGCCTTGCGTCGACAAAAATCGTCCGAACAGTGGAAAGACGGGATCGGGATCCCCTACGCCTCGACCTGGCTCAACGGCCGGATGTGGGAAGAGGAGTTCGTTGAACCTGCAGCTGTGCCCGAACAGGGCACACCTTCCGGGAGGAGGGACATGCAGTGGCTGTGAACGCTTACGACGCGCAGGCTGCGGTGATCGGCTCGCTGCTGCTCGAGCCCGAGCGGCTCGCCGGGGAAATCATGCAGCGGCTGCGGCCGGATGACTTCTCGGACGGCTCGCTGCGCAGCCTTTACGCCGCGGCGCGTGAGCTGTGGCTGGAGCAGGCTCGGATCGACCCCGTGACGCTGCTGGACAAGGCCGGGAGCGCCTACCACGATCTGATCGCGCAGGTGCTGCAGCTGACGCCGACGGCGGCCAACTGGGAGAGCTATGCCGGGATCGTGGCGAACAACTCGAGGCTGTCGAAGCTGCGCGGCGTCGCGCTTCGGATCCTGGAGTGCGAGAAGGCCGACGAGGCCCGGGATCTGCTGCTCGACGCGCAGGGGCTGCTCGCACAGCGCGAGAGCATCCGGATCTTCACCTATCGGGACATGCTCAACGGCCAGCTCGACCGGCTGCAGGATCAGACGCCGCCGGACTTCCTGGACTGGGGCTTTGAGCAGCTCAACGAGCTGCTGACGATCAAACAGGGTCGGTTCTGCGTTATCGGCGCGGAGAGCAGCGTCGGCAAGACGGCGCTCGCGCTGCAGCTGGCGCGCCAGGTGGCCATGAGCGGCAAGAAGGTGGGCTTCTTCTCGCTGGAGACCGACCACGACGACGCGGTCGACCGCATGAGCGCAAACGCCGCGGACATTCCGCTCGGCAACATCAAGCACAAGCGGCTCGACAGCTTCGCGATCGGCCGGATCGTGGACGAGTTCAAGAAGCACGGCGAGCTGCCGCTGGAGCTGATCGAGGCCGCGGGCTGCACGGTCGAAGAGATCCGGGCGACGACGCTGATGCGGCGCTATGACGTGATCTTCATCGACTACGTCCAGCTGATCACCGCCTCCAAAGGCGACGGCAGCAGCGAGCAGGTGCGGCAGATCTCCATAGACCTGCACACGCTCTCGCAGCAGCTGGGCGTGACCGTGATCGGTCTGAGCCAGGTGACGCCGCCGGAAAAGGACAAGAAGGGAAACCGGCGGCCGCTGCGCAAGGAGGACTTGCGCGAGTCGAAGCAGCTCGGCAACGACGCCGAGGCCGTGCTGCTGCTGGATCTGACGGATCTGAACGACTACAGCTCGCCGCGCGTGCTGATCGTGGACAAGAACAAGGACGGCCCTCCGGGGCGGATGCTCCTGCGGTTCGACGCGAGGCGGATGCGGTTTGTATATCTGCCGCCGTTTGAGGGATCAGACCGCGAGGCCGCGCGGGAGCGCAACGAGAAGATGGACCAGCGCCGGCAGGAACGCCGGGAGAAAGAGGCCGCGAAGGCCAGGACGTCCATCGACGGACAGGGCAGCGTTTTCGAGGAGCTGCCGGACGACGGGGAGGTGCTGCCCTTTTGAGAGAAATCGAGATCGGCGACAAGATCCGCTTCCGGCCGGCGGCCAACTATGACCACTCGGCGGGCTTCCCGAACGAGCTGCAGATCGAAGTGACCGGAACGGTCGAATACATCAACCGAGAGCACAACTATTTTCGCGTTTCCTATCCGCTGCCCGGCTGCATCGGGCACGAGTGCTTCAAAATCGACAACAAAGGAGTGTATCACGAGAACAATGAGAACGACAGCGATCCTTAACCTGAAAGGCGGCGTCGGCAAGACCGCGACGACCGTCAACATGGCGGCGATCCTTTCCGCCGACTATCACAAGAGCGTCCTGGTGGTGGACGCGGACAGCCAGGCAAACACCACCGAGTTCTTCGGAGGAAAGGGCCTGAACGCCTGCAGCTTCGCCGACCTGCTGCGGCGCGACGAGTTGCAGCCGCCGGTACGCCGCGTGATCAGCGGCACCGTCTTTGAAGGCGTCAACCTGCTGGCCGCAGACGAGAGCCTGATGGATCTGGATCTGTCGGCGGTGAAGGCAAAGAGTGCAGACGTCACCTGTCTGCGCCGGTATCTGACCGAGGCCGTCGAGACCGGGATCTATGACCACGTCCTGATCGATTGCCCGCCGGCTTTCAACGCGGCCTGCGCCGCGGCGCTGCTGGCGGCGGATGACGTGATCATCCCGATCAAGCTCGACGCGTTCTCGCTGCGCGGGATGGCGAACCTGATGCGCCAGATCCAGAACATGCGGGCGATCAATCCCGGGCTCAAGCTCGCCGGCCTGCTGCCGACGATGATCTACAAGAGCGAGAAGATCTCCGCGGCGCTTGAGACGCTGCGGGCGTCGGACCTGTTTGTCTTTCCGGGGATCCGCAAGACAAACAAGGTTGACGACATGACCTTTGCCCAGCGGCCGCTGATCGAGAGCAGCCCGAAGAGCGCGGCCTGCATCGATTACCGCAAGTTCGTCGGCGCCTATGTCGCCCAGGAGGGCGGCAAGGCCCGGGGAGCGTCCGTGACGCACAGACGTCGGACGCACGGCACGATGAAGGGAGGCACAAACAATGGCTGAGAGCAAAGGCTTCGATCTCTCCGCTCTGATCGGAAGCGTGCCCGATTTGGGCACCGAGCGGCAGCAGATCGTGTACCTGCCGATCGAGAAGATCCTGCCGAACGGCGACAACTTCTACAGCCTGGACGGTCTGGACGAGCTGGCCGGGTCGATCGAGACGATCGGGCTGCAGCAGCCGCTGGTCGTCCGCCCGATCGAGGGCGGGAAGTACGAGCTGATCTCCGGACACCGGCGCCGCGCGGCGATCCTGATGATCCGGGACGGCGGCAGCCGTCAGTTCGCCGAAGGCGTGCCCTGCATCATCGACCGCGGCGAGGACAGCCCGGCGGTGCGCAAGTTCAAGCTGCTGATGGCGAACAACGACACGCGCCGGATGACGAGCGCGGACCAGAACAAGCAGGCCGAGGAGCTGGAGAACGTGCTGCGCGAGCTGGAGGACGAGGGCTATCACTTCTCCGGAAGGCTGCGCGACTGGGTCTCGAAGCTCTCCGGCATGAGCCGGTCGAAGCTCAACCGCCTGAAAGTGATTCGTGACAAACTGGCGCCGGAGATCAAGAGAAAATATTATGACTGCGGCAAGCTGAACGAGAGCTGCGCGTATGAGCTGGCGCAGATGCCCGCCGAGGAACAGCGGGAGCTGATCGCCCTTGTGACCAGCGCCGGTCGCTCCATCGAGCGTCTCTATGCGAGCGATATCAGCGACTACATGAAAGAAAAGAAAAAGTTTACCGAGCAGAAATGCCCGATCACCAAGGGCGAGACATGCAGCAACGTCGACGGTCTGCTGGGCAAGCTGTACGACGGATCGTGCAGCTATAAGCCCTGCCGCTACGGCTCCGGCTGCTGCGCCAAGTGCGACCAGTATCTCAACTGCAAGCACCGCTGCCCAAAGCTGGAGGAAAAAGCAAAGGCCGAGCGCGCGAAAAACAAGGCCGAGAAGGCCGACGAGCGTGCCAAGCAGAAGGCCAAGGACGAGCACGACGTGCGGATGATCGAGCACGTCTGGGCCCGATACGGCCAGGCGCTGCGTCGCGCCGGCAAAACCGACAAGCAGCTGCGCGAGGAGCTGAAAAAGGGCGAGCGGACCTACGGCGAGTTCAACTGCTATCTCAACAGCAACACGCTGCAGGCGCTGATCGATTACGAAAACACGGACGTCACGCCGTCGACCGCGCTGCCCTACGGCTATGATTTCAAGGTCTGGGATTATGTGCGGCTCGTCAAGTACGCCGACGCGCTGGGCTGCAGTCTCGACTATCTGATGCTCCGCTCCGAGGATCCGGAGGGCGGCAAGGAGAAAGCCGAGGCACCGGCGGTGGAGTGGCAGACCGGCGAGCCGCCGAAGGATGGCCTGTACTGGACAAAAGCAGACTGGGCCACCAAGGGAGCCGTTATGCGCTGGGACAGCAAAATCAAAGCCTTCCGTTTCCCATCAACGAACGGCATAGTTAAAGAGGTTCTGCCGTGGTGGCCGCTGCCGGAGGTGTGAGGGATGGCGCTGCTTGATAAAAAGCTGTATCTTGCCGATCTCGAAACGAGGCTAAACGCTTTTGTCCCGGCAAATGACGTCCGCCGGATAATTGAGCAGGCTGCCGACGTGTTGGTGGCTTATGATGTGGCTACGCTTCCGCAAGACGGGAGCGTGCCGGACGACACTGACAACCTCGTCAAGCTCTTTTTGGACGCGAAAGGTGTAGAAGGCCGGAGCGCAGCAACGATCGATCATTACCGTTATGTGCTGGGCCGCCTTAAAGAGGACGCCGGCGTTCCATTTTCTAAGCTGACCGTGCACCACCTGCGCAGCTGGCTGATGCGCGAACAAGAACGCGGCATCTCGCTGAGGACTCTTGAGGGCAATCGCTATGTGTTCACGTCGTTCTTTGGGTGGGCCTGGAAAGAAGAGCTGATCCCCAAGAACCCGACAGTGAACCTTGCGCCGATCAAACAGGCAAAGGTGATCCGCAAACCTTACAGCGCTGTGGAGCTGGAGAAACTCAAGAGCGCTGCGCAGAGCTCTCGTGATCTCGCCGTGATTGCGTTCCTTCTGTCTACCGGGTGCCGCATTTCCGAGGCGTGCGCTCTCGACGTGCTGGATGTTGACTTTCGCGGACGGCGCGTGACTGTGCTGGGAAAAGGCAACAAGCAGCGCGTTGTCTATCTGGACGACGTTTGCGTGATGTATCTCAACCAGTATTTGCGGGAGCGCAGCGACAGCGAGGCGGCTCTCTTCCTCGGCAAAGGAACAGATCGCATGACGCCCGGAGGCATCCGGGCTATGTTGAAACGGATCGAGGCCCGGAGCGGCGTCGAGAACGTCCATCCTCACCGCTTCCGCAGGACTCTTGCAACGAACCTGATTAACCACGGCATGCCGATCCAGGAAGTGGCCGCCGTGCTTGGCCACGACAAAATCGACACAACGATGAAGTACGTTTATATCGATCAGCGCAACGTCGAAAACGCCTATAGGAAGTACGCATGATGGGAGTGATTATACCGATGGAAAGACTGCGAGAGCGCGCCGAGGCGGCCATAGATCTGACAGCACAGCCGTGCCCGGATATTACCAGGACGAACTATGGCATGATCGTCGCGATCGTAATAAAAGCCGGCCCGGAGGAGCTCGCCGACTTCCTGGAGCACGAGCTGGGCGACGGGTCGCCGACGGACTTCCTGGCCTGGCTGAATGAGGAGGCATGGGAATGAATGAAGTGATCCTAATCCGCTACGGGCAAAACTGCGACGGCGAGAGCCTGTACCGCGTGACGGTCGACGGCAAGGAGCTGACCGCGAAGCTGACGCTGCGGGAGACCGTGGATGCGCTGCGCATGGTCGAGACCGTGAGGGCCGAGAAGTGACAAACCAAGAAATTATGTGCCGGATCTCCTACGGTCTGAGCCGGCTGCAACATGCCGGGATCCGGGAGGGGCTGACAGTGTTTCTCTCGCGCGACGCCTTCTTCTCTTTGACTGCCGATCCAAAGGTGAGCGACTGGCTGGGACAGACAGAAAGCGGGCGGCTGGGGCTGTTTGGCTGCCCGATCCAGATCGCCGCCTCTGATGGCATGGGCTTCTGGGTGGGCGTGAAAGTCGACGATTAAGGGGGCGGTGGTATGAACAGAGAAACAAAGCCGGCGCGGTGGTGCAAGACCTTCCACTGTGACGCACGGGGCGATCGATACTGCTGCGCGGACTGCTGGATGCGGGCGGACTGCCCGAACCCGTGTCTGAATCATCCAAGCCGCTGCGGGCTTGAAAACACCACAAAAAGAGGCGAACAAAAATGATACACGCGAGGAAGGTCCGGCCGGAATACTTCGAGGCCAGCCTGAACGGGCTCAAGCTCTTCGAGATCCGGGAGGAGAAGCCGAACGAGCCGCGCTACGCCGTCGGCGACTATCTGGCGCTGAACGAGTGGGAGCCGGAGCCGGATGCGCTGGGCGACGGGTACACCGGACGGTGCCTGCTTTACGAGATCACCTATGTGCTGCGGGACTTTGAGCTGCTGCAGCCGGGCGCGGTGGCGCTGGGCTTGAAGCTCAAGCCGCTGAGCTTCGCGGATCTGCCGGGCACGCTGCGTCCGATCTAAACTATTCAAACAGAAGCCGGAGCCTTCAAGGCCAGAGCTCACTCAGACGGGAGGGCTCTGGCCTATGAAAACGAAAAAGATCATCCAGGCGGGCGCGCTGGTGCTCGAGGCGATCTATCCGCGCGGATCCGCGCATGATTCGCCCCGGACGCGCGCCGGCAAGCGGAAGCTAAGCTCCGCCGCCCAGGAACGGATGAACCGGAAGCACAGCTATCAGAAGCTGGAGCTGATGCTGGCGGCCAACTTCCGGCCGGGCGATCTGATGATCACGCTCACCTATGATGAGCAGCACCTTCCCGGCGGACGGTCCGCTGCGGTCAATCGGCTCAAGCGCTTCCGCGCAGATCTCACCGCCTGGCGCAAGACGCACGGCGGGCGCGACATGGTGATGATCTTCAACACCGAGAACGCCTTCGGCGAGGGACGGTGGCACCATCACCTGGTCGTCAACAACGTCGGCGAGGAGTTCGAGGAGATTCGGCGGCTCTGGCCGTGGGGCGGGAACATCGAGATCCGCCGGCTCAAGCTCGACAATGAACACAGCTATGAGAGCCTGGCGCGTTATCTCTGCAAGGAAGCACGCGAGCGGCCGGGGCTGCGCAGCTGGAGCTATACGCGCAACTGCAAGCACCCGGAGGTCGAGAGCTTCCCGGTCGAGGACGACACGCCGCTGCAGGCGCCGCGCGGCTCGCTTGTCTATGAGGACGCGCGCGAGCAAAACGAGTTCGGATCCTGGCGATACGTCAAGTATCTCGCGCCGGGCTGGGAGCAATCGCTGCGGCCTGCTCCGCGGCATCGACGCCGGCGCTGACCTTTTATAAAATTTTTTGTCTCGGTAACTGTATTATCTTTAGGGAAAGGTGTTGATATCTCTTGCAATTCGGCGCGAAAACTGATATACTCTTGACAGTGCAGGGCGGGTTCCTCGTGTGCCCGTTTTGCGGCAACAAGAAAGCGCAGCGCATCGATTTGAAAACCGAGGCGCGCAGCCTTCCGGTCTACTGCCGGAAGTGCGGACACGAGGTCCTGATCGATATTCTTCGAGGCCAGTGCTCCAGAAGCCAGAGCCCAAGCGAACCTTGAACGGTTCCGTTTGGTGCTCTGGCTTTTTTGCGTTTATGCAGGGATTTGACTACAACTCGGCGCGATGGCTGCGGCTGCGCGAGAGCGTGTTGCGCGAGGCCGGGTATCGGTGCCAGTACATGCGGCGCTTCGGCAAGCGCGTCGAGGCCAGGCATGTGCACCATATCTGGCCGGCCGAGGACTTCCCGGAGTATGCCTGGTGCAGGTGGAACCTGATCGCGCTCTCGCAGGAGGCGCACAACATGATGCACGACCGGACGACCGGACGGTTGACCGAGATCGGCGAGCAGCTGCGGCGGCGGACGACCCCGCCCGGGTCGCGATAATTTTTCCGATCGCTCTCTTGACCGGGGCCTGCCCCCTTGAGCACACGCGGGGAAAATTTCGGGAGCTGAAATTTTCCACGGCGTGTGCAAGATGAAAATAATCAAAGATTTTTCGCGCAGACGCGGGCCGCGGACGTGATCCGCCGGCACGTGACGCGCAGGCGCTGCCGACACCGTCTGGAGGCGGCAAGGCTGCACAGTTTGGAGGACGTTATGGCCGAGCACAAGATCCGGCTTGAATATCGCAAGATCGACGAGCTGATCCCCTACGAGCACAACGCGAAGCTGCACCCGCCGGAGCAGATCCGGAAGCTGGTGCGCAGCTTTGACGAGTTCGGGCGGATCGTGCCTGCCGGCATTGACGCGGACGGCCACCTGATCTTCGGCCACGGGCGGATCCTCGCTGCGCGCGAGCGCGGCGACAAGGACTTCCCCTGCGTGGTGATCGACCACCTGAGCGAGGACCAGCGCAGGGCGTTCGTGCACGCCGACAACCTGCTGGCCGAAAGCGACACGGACGCGGAGATCCTGCGCAGCGAGATGATCGCGCTGCAGGCTGCCGGCTTTGATATCTCGCTGACGGGCTTCGATCCGGACGGGCTGCAGCTCGGCGAGGATCCGGCAAACGATGACTCCTGCGAGCCCTCCGACACAAAGCCGTTTGATGCGGATCTAACTGCTGCAGCCGAGCCTCATACAAAACGAGGCCAAGTTTTTCAGCTTGGACGGCATCGCCTTATGTGCGGCGACAGCACCTGTTCCGCTGACGTTGACCGCATTTGTCCTCAAAGAATTAAACTCTGCTTGACCGATCCGCCGTATGGCATTTCCATTGTGAAAGCTCAATCCGTTGGCGGCGCCTCTCCCAACACAATAAAAGGCGCGACGCACGGAGCCGGCTATGGCATTATCCCAGCATCAAAGTTTATGCCCATAACCGGCGACAAAGATACTTCTGTTTTCCTCGGTGCTCTTCCGCTGATCCTGAAAAAAACGGAAAATCAGATCGTTTTCGGCGGGAATTATTATGCTTCAGCTCTCAAAAACTCTCCCTGCTGGCTCGTGTGGGATAAAGAGAATGGCGGTTCGATCTTTGCAGACGTAGAACTTGCGTGGACGAGCTTCAATTCTCATGCGCGGATATATCGCTGGAAATGGAACGGCATGATCCGTCAGGGCGATCGGAACAGCGAGGGCGCGACGCGGTCTCATCCCACGCAAAAGCCTGTTGGCCTTTTGTCTGAAATCTTAACCGATTATTCCGCTGAGGCCGAAAGTGTCTTCGACCCGTTCGGCGGGTCCGGATCGACGCTGATCGCCTGCGAAAAAACCGGCCGATCGTGCTTCGTGATGGAGATCGAGCCGTATTACTGTGATGTGATCATAAACCGCTGGGAGCAGTTTACAGGCGAAAAGGCGGTGCTTTTGAGTGACTGAGATCTCATGCCCGGCCTATCTCGCCGGCACGCTGCGCGACCGCTGGGATCAGCTGGCGCCGGAGCTCGCAGCGTTCGGATCTCTCGACGATCTGAACGCGGACCTTCTGGCGAAGTATATCCTGGCGGAAAACGAATACCTGCAGATCTCCAAGCTCGTCCAGGACGCGATCAAGGCGGAGAGCGCGGACGATGCCGACAAGTGGCTGAACGCGCAGGCGAAGCTGACAAAACAGATCCTCGCGCTGGGTGCTGAGCTGGGGCTCACGCCAAGAGCACGCCGCGCCCGCGGGATCGTCCGCAACTGAACACAGAGGCCAGAGCCGACAGAGGCCAGAGCCCGATCAAGCATCGGACTCTGGCCTCTGTTTGTTTTTACGGGAGGCGCGCATGACACGCGAAGAAAAATACATCGAACAGCTCAAGGCGCTCGGCACCTGGGACGAGGCTTTTCGGCCGGAGGTCTCGGAGCTGGCGCAGCTGGAGCGCGAAAAGACGCGGGTCAAAAAGGCGTGGTCGGCCACGGTGCCGAAGGGCTGCAGCCCGTCGTTCACCGACCCGCTTTACGGGATCCTCTGCGGGCTGCGCCGGGAGATCCTGGTGCACCGCGAGGCGCTGGGCCTGACACCGAAGAGCCTGCGCCGGCTGCGCGGCGTCTCCTCCGGACCCGAGGAGGCTTCACAGCAGGATCTGCTCGCGCAGCGTCTCGAGCAGCTCGCCGCGCTGACGGCGACGTACAGCGGCGGTCGGGAGGCCGTTCCCGAATCGGGCACGGGTGCCGATGGCTGAGGCGCCACACCTCGCCGGTGTGCTGCGCTGGGCGCGCGACGTCTATGACGACCACGGGATCGAGGAGCTGCAGCGGCTCGGCTGCCGCCGGTTCCTGGACGATCTCGACGGCGGCCGCTGGGACTTCTCGCCGGCGCTGCCGGAATGGTGCATCGAGACCATGCAAAGCATGTTCTGCTTCGCCCAGGGCGAAACGCTGGACGGCGTGCCGATCCGCGGCAAGCCTTTCGAGCTCATGCCGTGGCACATCTTCTGTGTTTACAACATCGCCGGCTTTTATCTCCCGGGCACGCAGATCCGACGCTTTACCGAGGCCGATCTCTTCGCTCCGCGGAAAACCGTCAAGACGACGTTCGGCGAAGCGTTCCAGACCGTGCTTGCGATCTGGTACCGGCTCTCCGGCGCAAAGGCGAAAACCGTCGCCGGATCGCTCAAGCAGGGCATGGAGGGCTTTGACTTTCTCAAGTACAACTTCGACCGGCTGGGGCTGATCCGGAAGGGCAACCCGCCCGGGACGCCGCTGCAGCTGATCGATAGCTCGCTCGGACACAGCATCGAGGGCCCGCTGTGGGGCGGGCACATCGATCTCGAGACGCTGGCGTTCAAGCCGGACCTTTTCGACTCGTTCAACTGCGCGTTCGTGCACCTGGACGAGCTGGAGCTTTATAAAAACGCAATCCCCTACACGCGCCTGCGCGACTCCATGAAGGCTTACACGAACAAGCTGCTGCTTTGCACCTTCACCGCCGGAGACGACGGCGTCGGCTTTGCAGCACAGCACCGCAACTACATGGAGAAGATCCTTCGCGGCACGATCACCGGCCCGGCAGCCGACCGGACGTTCGTTTTCCTGGCCCAGGCGCCGGACACATACAACGGCAAGCCCTATGACGACGCCGAGGTTTTTGTCCTGCCGGAGATCCACCGGGCGGCCAATCCCGCCTATGAAATCACGATCCGCCGGTCGGATATGATCGCAACGGCCGAGCAGGCCGTGCACAATGCGCAGCTGCGCAAGGAGTTCTTCACGCGATCACTCAATCGCTTTGTCAGCTCGTTCAAAGCCTGGTTCGATCTTGAGGAGTTCCGCAGCAGCGACGAGCGCTACAACTTCATGCAGGATGAGCTGCGGAAGCTCGTGCGCTCCTGGTACGGCGGCGCGGATCTCTCGAAGCTGCACGACCTGACGGCCGCCTGCCTTGCCGGCGAGATCCCGGCCGGGAAGATCACATTCCCGGACGGCAGCCACCCGAGCGAGGACGTCCTGGTGCTGATCCCTCACTGCTGGTTCCCGCGGACCGCGGCGGCCGAGAAGGCCGACCAGGATCAGATCCCGCTTTTCGGCTGGCGTGACGACGGCTGGCTCGATATGCCGAACGAGCCCAGCATGGACCCGACCGAGCCCGTCAAGCAGTTCGCCAAGTGGCGCAGCGAGGGCTTCGGGATCCGCTGCGTCGGCCACGACCGAAAGTTTGCCCGGCCGTATTTCTCGGCCATGCGGAAGGCCGGCTTCCGGATCAAGGACCAGCCGCAGCTGTATCTGCTCAAGTCCGAGGGCTTCCGGACAATCGAGCACAAGGCAAAGGTCGGCTGCCTTTATTATCTGCACGCCGAGCCTTTCGAGTATTGCGTGGGCAACGTCCGCGCACAGGAAAAAGTCGACGACGCGGTCCAGTACGAGAAGATCTCGGAAAATTCGCGCATCGATATCTTTGACGCCGCTGTTTTCGCCACCTGCCGGCTGCTGATCGAGACCGACCGGAGCTCCGCGGCGGCCGAATGGTTCGAGGACGACAAGACCCAGCACAGACACCCGATATGAGGAGGAATGCCATTTGAAAGTACATCCAAAAGCCCGCCCGATGGCCCGAGATAAGCCCGCCGAGAGATCCGCCGGATCTGTGCAGGAAAAGCTCGACAAGCTGCAGCAGGAGGTGCTGCTGTGGCTCGGAAAGGACGATATCTGCGTCCCCGGCTATACGCGGCTGAGCGACAACCCGGAGATCCAGACGGCCTGCCTCCGGATCGCCGAGCTGATCGGCAGCATGACGATCTATTACATGGAAAACACCCAGGACGGCGACCAGCGGATCCGCGACGAGCTCGCCCGCATGATCGACATCACGCCGGACGGCTCAATGAACCGCTCTCAGTGGCTGATCGTCAACGTGATGAACATGCTGCTGTACGGCCGCGGGAACGGGATCTGTGTCCCGCACACGCGCGCCGGCCTGCTTGAAAGCATGGAGCCGATCGCCTCCGGGCGCGTGAGCCTGCTGCCGGTCGAGGGCAGCTATCGCGACTACCGCGTGCTGATCGACGGGATCCCGCACGATCCGGCGGAGCTGATGCACTTTGTGTACAATCCCGACCCTTACTACCTCTGGAAGGGACAGGGCGTGACCGTAACGCTGGCGGATATCGCGAACAACCTCAAGCAGGCACAAAAGACGGAAAACGCCTTTATGGCCCGCGGGGGGAAGCCCTCGATCATCGACCAGGACGCCGCCGCGACCGGGGAGCTCGCAGGAACGGAAG